CTCTGCCTGTGGTGGTGGTGTGGTGGTTCATTTTTAACACGTGGGCTTGCGTGGGTCTCATTGGGCGTTATTTATCCTTGAATTCGATATTTTCAAGCAGTGCAACGCAATCATAGTTTTCAATCACGAAAGCATCGTTACTTGATAAATAATCTTCTACTCGGTCACGTTTGGCATTTTCCACAATGCTACGGCGCATTGCGCCCTCTTGATAATAAATCGAAAGGTTATCAAGGCGGGTAATTAAAATCGTGCCAGCTGGAACGGATGGAACGCGCACAGCGGGTAAGCCGCCCACTCGTTTTTGACTGATAATTAAGTCATTTGCTAGCTGTTCTGTGCCTTTGTCGCTGTTGTTATTAATGAGCGAGAAATATTTATCCGCCAATAAATCACGCCCCATAATGGCTACTAATTCCGCATCTTCATGGAACCATGGTTCTAAAATGTCAGTTACTGCGGAAAAGACGAGTGAATCAAGGTTTTGATAGTGCTGGCCTTTACCGATATAAATTTTGCCGCTGCCGCTTTCCACTTCTTTCATGTGGCGTTTTTTCGCTTCGGTGCGGATTTTGTGCAACCAACCTAAGCCAACATCTTGTAAAAGTGGGTTTGCTGCGCGGTCGGACGTGGCGGCGCGACTGGTGCCGTTAAAGCCGATCATGATGCGGTCAAGGGCGATTCGTTGCTGTTTAACCGTGGCAATGCGTGCAGCAAAATCAGGGAATTTTGCCCATTGGTCTAACTGTCCGTAAGTTAAGTGCGAATCGTAGTTAATTTGCTGGCAATGATATTTAATGCTATCAAGGTTTGCGATTGACTGCGTTTCACGGTCTTTTGTTGTCGTGTCTGTGGTGCTAGCCAGTGTGCTGGCTGCACCTAATCCTAAGCGTTCGCCTTGTTGTTCGGTGACGGGAACAAGGTTAATCATTTGCAAGAAAGCGGATGATTCTTGAGCTTTGGTTTCTAGGCTTTGTTGTAGTGTCGGCTCTACGGGGAATTTTTTATCCGTATCTGCAACGGTTAAGCCGTTGGCGAATGCGACGCTTTCACGGTAAGCATTAAATTTGTTGCGGGTTTCGTTTCTCATAAAAAATTCCTTTGTTAAAAACTAAAGTGGCCATCGTTTGGCATTTCGCCATATACAAGGGGGCGTGGTTTTGCTGGTTCAATTGGCTTTTTCAATTCAGCAAAGACGGCTTGAATTTCCGCCATTGTTTCACGCATAAGGGCGTTTTCCGTGCGTATTTGCTGCATTTCAGATAATAATGCATTAAATTTTTGCATATCTACGGTAGGGTGTGGATCTGCTACGTCTTCCCATTGTGCGGTAAATTCTACGGCTTCGGTAATAATGTTTTGCGGGTCGGCTTTGCGGGCCGCGTAAATGTTTGCGGTGCTGTTTTTAGCGGCAAATTCAAGATAATCTGTGCCTAGGCTTGCTGGGTTATCGGTTACGGCTAACCCCACTAAATAGGCCTCGCCTGTATCGGCAAAACTAGGGTTTACTTCAATTGAAGTGAAGTTCTTTTGTTTGGCTTTGGTGTAAGCGATCAATTCGTCAGTTGGCGCAATTTGTGCCAATAAGTACAAATCTTTGCCTTTCTTTTCGGTTTTAAGCGCTAAAACATCGCCCATATTGCGAAAATCACTATTAGGGTGTAAGCCTTTGATATGTTCAATGCTAATACGCGCTTGATAGGTTTTCGGGTTGTAATTTTTTGCCATCTGTTCAATCCACTCAGGGCTAATTTTTCGCCCGTCTGTGGTTGCGCCAGCTTTGGCAACTCTAAAAAATTGTGATTGTTTAGCCATAGCTTTAAATCTCATTTTGTGGGTTAATCATAAGGTTTTGCAAAACACGCGCCGTGGGGTAGATTAATATGTCGCCCGTTTCAATGATTCGCGCATTTTCTGCGCTTTAATTGGCGAAATATCGGGAATTTTGTCTAATTGTTCAAAATCCAGTTTATAAGCACCTAGATTTGGATCTTTTTGGTTGAGCAGGGTAACGCCGTTTTCTTCTAACTTTTGCATAAAGCGGTTCAATAAAAACGCCATTGGATCAATGTTTTGTCGCAAGATATTTTCACGGTTGCGTAAGTCGGTTTTAAATCCGTCTGCTTGGCTAATTGCTTGTAGTGCGTTTGCCAGTGGTTGTGCGATTTTTTCTGCCAGTTCATCAAGGATTTTTTCGCCCGTGCTTTCTAATAAATCAGAATGTGCAGCAATTAAACGGCGTTTTGTTTCAACAAGATCAAGGGTTAATTCTTCGCGGTTGTGTTGCAACTGTTGAATGAATTTACGTACACCTGCGCGTTTGTCGCGTGCTTCGCGCTCTTTGCCATAAAGCTTCATAAAATTTTCAGAGTCTGGTAAGTCGTGCCCATTGGTTTCTTTGCCTTGTGCTTCAAGTTCTGAAATTTCACTATCAAGGGCTAAAACAATCTTGCTTTGTCGGTCAATTTCTTTGTTCTGTGCTTCCAATTGGTGTAAGCCTGCGGAAAAATCCGCTTTGACTTGGTGGAATAAGTCGATTTTTTGTTGTAGTTGCATGGTTTAATCTCTGTTTTTGCTAATTTGTTCTGCCATCCAGTTATTCACTTCACTTTCAAGCCATACCACACGGCGATCGCCTAATTTTATGCGTTGTGGAAATTGCCCATCATTCATGCGTTTGTAAATCGTGGTTTTGGCAAGTCCAGTTCGATTTTCAACGTCTTCAAGTTTTAAAAAGCGTTCTTTGTCTGCCATGGTCATAACTCATTTATTTGTTTCTCTGCGTTCTATAGCGTGCTGTGGAATGATTGTCATGTTAAAGAGTTGGCAAAAAATAGCGATTGGTTAGGAATGTGGAAGGCGATTTCACAAAACAAGGCGGAAAATGCGCTTTTGTTGGGCTGGTCTTTTTGTTTGAAACTTCAAAAAGTTCACTTTTTCCACTTATTTCACTGTTTTTTCACTTTTTATTTATTCTATTTTTTCTTTATAAATCAATAAAATAGATAATATAAGGTGAGAAAAGTGAAAAAAGTGAAGTTTTTTTCTAAAAAGTTTTGAAAATAAGGTTTAAAAAAGCCTGAACGGGCGTTTTTCTGCGTTGGTTTGCATAGATAATTTAGCAAGAAAAAGATTAAACCTTGCCAGTATTGGAAAGGTTTCAAGGCTTGCCAAAATTTGCGTTGAAATCAACACAAAAAGCGCGCGGGCGTGGCGAAGGTTTGCTTGCGATTTTTCGCCCGTGGGTTTTCGTTTAAAAATTGGGGTAAATTGGGCTTTTTCGCTTGTTTGCTTTGGTAGGCTTGTTATGATGTGTTTAGTAATTGATAGCGCATGCTATACAAGCTAACCCCCGCCGTCCTCATTCGGAGAATAAAAGAAAAGCGGCATCATCGCCGCTAATCGTCAAGGGTGCTTACATCGCGCAATATAATCGCCCCATTTTTGCATGATGTAGCGTTTTTGTTCTAAGTATTCAGAATGATTGTAACGCTGGCTTACATTGTCCCCGGTCACGTGGGCTAAGCATGCTTCTATGTGAATATGCTGGATCATTGGGTCGTGTAAGTCGTGTAGATAAGTATCAAATATCGCGCGCATACCGTGAGAAGTTAAAATGCCTTTATAGCCAGTGCTATCGCCTATTGCTTTATTAGCGGTTTGGCTACTCATATGGCCAGATTTACTACGCGTACTATAAAAAACATAATCATGATCCCCATTTATCGTGCGCATTTCTTCGAGCAAGTCCAGGGCTTGAACGCTTAACGGAACGACGTGAATCCGCCCCGCCTTCATCTTTTCCGCTGGGATCGTCCACACCTTGCGCACAAAATCAATTTCATCCCATCGAGCGCGCACCGCTTCGTTTGCCCGTGTTGCGGTTAAAAGCTGCCATTCTATTAATAATTTAGTTTCTCTATCCGCATTAGAAAGCCATAAGGCGCGCATAAAGGCGGGTAATTTATTGGGCTTTATGGTTGGGTTAGATTGGGCTTTAACACTAGCGAGAGATTGTCTAAGCGTGGTTAAAGGATTATGCGGAATATAGCCGCAAATAGTCGCATAATCTAAAATTTTACGCGCTGTGCCTGCAACCTTCCTTACAGTATCATTTTTGACATATTCCAACGGCTTTAAATGCTGGTGCCATTCTACCAACGTAATTTTATTTAACGGCATATCACCAAAGCGTTTATAAAGATAAAGTTCAACGCGGCGCATCGAGTCGTTAATATCTTTCACGTTATGGCGGTGATAGTCACGGTACATTTCCGCCATTTCTCTAAATGTAATAGATTTAATTTCATCTTGCTTAGTTTGTTCTTTTTTATGGTTTTTGGGATTTATGCCTTGCTTTAGCAGTAAATTATATTCCATGGCGATTTTAATCGCTTCTAAGCGTGACATTATCGGATAACTGCCAATCACCATTTTAGGGCGTTTCTTAGTGATGGGATCGGTGAACTTATAAAGCCAACTATAAGAGCCTTTAGCTTGATTCGCTTTAATATAAAGATTTTCGATCATATCGCCTTTAGTTTTGCCTGGTTTTAGCGAGCGGATAAAATTATCCGTTAATTTTAGATTTGCCATTAGTTTTAAGCCTTTGAAAAATAAAAATTTATCTTCAAATTGTTCCCTCGTTTTATCCTTGTAAGTAACAAGGGAACAACAGGGGAACAATCACTAAAAACTAAGGTGAACAGAAAAAACAATAAAAACGATTAAATGGTTGTTTTTATTGAATAGTTAGAACAGAGAAAACACAAAAAACGTTAAAAAACAAATAATTGGTGGAGCTGGGGGGAGTTGAACCCCCGTCCGAAATTACTCTACCTTCAGCACTACACGTTTAGTCTCGTCTTTAATTTCACTTAAGCATGCGGACAGACACGCTAAA